AGTTTCTAGCCACTTTTCATCGCTATTAGTTAAGTATTGTTCTGTTAATATCAATATCTTTTTTTCACCTAAACCATCCACCTTAATTTGGCTGGATACATCTAGGGGACAAGTTGTACAATCATGCTTAACTTTAGTTTTGGCTTTTGGTTTTTTGACTTTTACTTCTTTTTTTTCCTCCCCGAAGAATCCCATTATATTTTATGTGGATAAACTTTCAAATTATCAATATTTTCTAAAGCTCTAAAACACATTGCAGCGGTCTGTATTAGTTCAGCCTTAACTTTTTTAATTGATCCATTATCATAGGTTAAGTCTAAAGCTGCTTGGATAGCTTCTCCAGCCTCTTCATTAACTAAAGCAGTGGCGTGAATAACATCATCATAATATTCAGGCCATTTAAGTCTAGCTTTGCATAATTCAGCTTCCACAGCCCTTCTAATTTCTATGTTATTCATCGCTTTCCTGTTTATCAAGAAACCCATTAATATTGAAAGGCATTATTACAGCATCACATTCAATTTCACCAATAACACCACCAACGATAAAAGGTCCGTCTATTGAATATTGAATAAATACTTCTGATAATGGCTTTATCATCATATCAAAATATTTTTTATCAACCCCTTTATTATTCCAGGGCAAAATATATGCTAATCCTGTTGATGTTTCAATTATATCAAAATCAATTTCAGAAAAATCATAATCTTCTATAGCCGCTTCATCTATGGCTTGATTCACATTAGGCATTATGGCCACATCATTACCGGCCTTTCCTTTTTTAGTATCATACCAACCATCTTCTAAATCCAAATTTGAATATAAAACATGGGCAGCTTTTGTGTTTGCAGCTATTAATTTTCCTTCTTCTGATAATATATATTTACAAAATGAGTATTGTTCTTTTTGATCACAAACAAGGCTTAACCACTCAAACGCATTAGTTATCTTCTTTGGTTTTGGGGGGAGAAAATAAGAATACATAACAGCCCAATCCCGTTCCGTTAGTTCCTCCCCATTCACAGCTTTTTTTATTATTAAAAATGACTCTTCTTTTCCAGCCCTCTTTTCAAGATGTGATGCTATTTGAGGGACACCATGTAAAGTATTAGTTTTTAAACAGTTCATCAGATTCCATTGATTCAAAACTATGTCCATCATAAGCATGTTCAAGATTACGAACAGCTTGTTTAAAATAACTTTCTTTTAGTTCAACCCCTATGCCTTTTCTGCCTAATAGGACAGGAACATGAACCTCAGTACCAACGCCCATAAAAGGAGTAAAAACAGTTTCCCCTGGATTTGTTCTTAATTGAACAACCCTTTCAACAACATCTATTTGCAATGGATGAACGTGCTTTTCATCATCTGGATCCCTGGATTGTTTAAAAGGTAAAACTCTTTTGATCCTTATATCATCCCACATACAATCAGCGTACTGCCTCCAAATCCAATGGCTATATAGGTTTTCTGTTTGTTTTCCGGTGTAACCCCTGTATTTTATAAGGTCAGGAGGAACTTCTCTCATTCCAGCATAATTTAACATTCCTGTAGGGTGTGGAACCGGTATTGGGTTTTCTCCTTTCTTTCTGAACATCAACATATAATCAGCAGAGGCAACACCACAATCCATAGAATCAGCAACTAATGAAGCATGAGCTAGATTCTTTTGCATGGTGCGAAGTCTTACAGCTAAAGGCTCTTTCCATATAGCATGACGCCCACAATAATTAAATCCATTATCTTCATGCATACAAATTATGTCCCCAGGAAAATCAAGATAAGCGTCTGTTCCTGAATTGCTTAAAGGTATATCCATGCAGTGAACAGCAGTCATCCTGCCTTTCATAGTTATTCTTTTTATTTCTTTTATTACATATTCATAATGATCTAAAAAAGAATTATAATTATCATTATTTGATAAATCCCTTTCGTTACTGCTATATTGATATAACCCACCAAAAGGGGGAGAATAAACAGAACAATGAATAGATTCATCTGGCATGTCTTTCATTACCTCGATACAATCGCCATGATAAATAGCATACTTATCATTTATGACACTGTCTTTTATAGCCAAGGAGGAGACTCCATTTTATTAGTGTATTTAGTTAATTTCTTTGGTTTAGCAGAGGCCAAAACCTTACCGGTTAATGATTTAAACATATTGATAGCATCCTGTTCTTTTCTTTGTAAATTATTTAATACTCCTTTTTCACCTTCAGAGGTAATTATATCAACGTGTACCGGTTTTTCCTGGCCGAACCTCCAACAACGTCTTACAGCTTGATAATACTGTTCAAATGAATGAGAAGGAAAAAACGTCATATGGTTACAGTGTTGAAAGTTCAAACCCCAAGCGCCTATCTTTGGTTTAGTAATTAGAACTTTAACATCACCATTTAAGAATTGTAAAAACTTTTCCTCTTTCTTTGCATCTGAATCTTTACCGCTGATTTGAACAGAATCATATAGCCATTTTTCTAATAGATCCCCCTCATCGTTCATATGACACCATACTATTGAGGGGTCTTTTTTTTGATTTACAATCTCTGAAACCTTATCACACCTTTCATCAATTGTGGCTCTTCTTTCTTTTCTTTGTTCGTTTAACCCGATTGCCGGAAGTGCAAAAAGATGATCCTCTTGTCTGGTTTTATGTTCTACAATATGTTCTGAAGTTGTTAATTCTGGGAGGATAAAACCGTTATCATCAAAACCAATATCACTAGGTTTTCTGACAGCAATGGCCCAACCAGCCACCCAATCCCAAAAAGCTTCTTCAGCATGGCCTTTAAATCTCCATTTAATAACTTCGCCTTGCATCCTTCCACGGGCTGAATTGTTCATGTTGTTTTTAAAATACTTATTCAACATGTCAATATAGCCCATGTATCCAAGACATTCAGAACTAGTACCTAATTCTGTGAAATCGTTAGGGGATGGGGTTGCGCTTGCCAGTAACCGGTACTTCATTTTCCTAGTAAAAGCGGTTATTTCTTGCTTTCTAGAACCATCAAAGTTTTTGAGGATTGAGCTTTCATCAGCAACAACACCAACATAATCATCAGGGTTAAACATATGTAGTTTTTCATAATTCGTTACAGTGATGTTTCCGTTTGGTTTTCCATCCATTGATCTGGTTGCTTTAATACCAAACTTTTCCCCTTCTTTTTCCATCTGCCTAGTTACAGCCATAACGGTTAATAATAGAACTTTTCCGTTTGCTTTTCTGGCCACGTTTTCAGCCCACACTAATTCTATGGGCGTTTTCCCCATTCCGCAATCAGCAAAAATTGCACAACGTCCTTTCCTTATTGCCCAATCTGCTAAATACTCTTGAAAATCAAACAAGCAATCAGGCATAAAAACAGGCTTAAATCCTGAGCTTTCCCCTATGCTTGTTTTAGCTAATAGAAAATCTTCATAATCCATAATCAACCTAAGGCTGTAAGTATATCATTTGTTAGGTAATGAAGTTTGTATACAATCGATACAAACTTGTTTTTGATTAATAGATTACTTTCTGAATAATGTCAACGATTGTTTTCAGGTCATCTTGAAAGTCAACAGCAACCTCAGCCAATTCAGCAGCGTCAAACAAATCATGAATAGATGTTTGTGCTATTTTCAATTTCGCCTTCATAACTCTATCAGACGCTCTATATTGTTCGCCTAGAGTTTTTTCTTCAGTCTCTCGCTTAGCCTTAGCAATAGTGGTTTTCCCTTGCTTCATTTCGGCAAACTTTTCAGGGTCTTTTCCCTTCACTTTCTTAGCAGCACTGACAGCCTCTTTAGTTGAACCGGTTGCCTTTGCAGCTTCTTCAGTTGCTCTAACTGGTTTATCTGTCTTTTTACCTTTGCCACCTTCCTTTTGTTTCTCTTTTGCTGCTTTTTCAAATTCTGGCAGAAGCTCAGCACCTAAAGCGGCTCGTTGAGCTGGAGTAAGGTGTCTTCTTTTAAGATTCAAAGCGATTACATGACTAAACAATTCAGCTTCAGTTCCATCAAAATTAGTAAAAGCTGGATCAATGCCCACCACATTAGCAGCTTTCCACCGGTTCTTTCCATCTGCTATTTTACCGCCAAACAGAATAATAGGTCTATCAATCCTGAACCCGTTTTCGTTCATGTCTTTAACGATTTCATCAAATTCATCACCAGACATATCAGGAAATAGATTAGCGTATTCATGGAATTCTAATTCTGGTTGCTTTTTCTTTTCTGCTTTTGGTGGGGTTTCCTTCTTAGCTTTCGGGGCTTTCTCTTTAACTGGTTTCTCTTCTTTTACTTCTGTCCATTTAACAGTGATTTTATTAGCTTCAAAGGCCGCTATAGTTTCAGGCTTAAAATCATCTGGTGTATCTTCTGGAGTTACTGTTTTCCCGTCTTCTGCATATGGAACGTTAATTTCATCAGCCATTTTCTGAAGCTCTTTAATCATCTTATCAACTGGCAATACTTCAAATTTAGCTAAGGCTGATTCAGGGAAACCAAGGAAATCAATCAAGTCTTTAGCAGCTGCAATCAAGGCTTCACCATTCTTATTAATTGGGATCACTTTTGCTTTCTTTGGTTTACTTTCCGTAATCTCACATTTAAGCTCATCAAATACATCTAGGGTGCCCGATTCCAGGGTAGAAAAATCAAAATCAACCAAGCCTTTAACAGCATCTTGGATTGACTTTTTCAGAACATCACCTTTTACTGCTACCACTTTCAATTTAGTTTGTGCTTTAATATTCAAATCTTTTGCTGCTTTGATAAAATCTTTGTGTTGCATTAGTTCTCCTTTTTCGGGATTAGTTAAATTTAAATTATACTATTATTATAAACAAAATCTAAAGTAAACGGTCAAAATGTTTTAAACTATTTTTAAATAGCCTTAAAAGGGGTTTAAATAAGCTTAGATGAAGCTAGAGAGTAATCTTTTACTTTTTTAATACTAGGGTTAGGGTTTATGGTTAGATTGCTTTTAAAGGGCTTTAAAATGCCTTGTTGTCTATTTCGTTTTTTAATGCGTTTGCGGTTATAGGATTACACATTAATTTACCTTCCATTTTATAAAATTGACCATCTTTTATAAAGTAACCATCTGGAATAGACTTAGCTTTTAAAAAAGGTTTCCAAGGTCTAGTAAATAATCTCTCTTTCCAAGTCCGTTTAACAACTTTATAATTCAGCATTTTATTAATATATACTTGATATCCCCCCACTTGTCCTAATAAACCATTAATCATCTCCTTTTCCTCTGTTTAGGTTTATCTGATTCTGGCTCATCAGATTTATAATCATCTACATAACTATCTAAATAAGCGTTACCGATAGCAAGCTGCTGTAAAACTACTATATCCCTGGAACTAACTTTAGCTTTACGCTCAAACAGCATAGACCACCGCATTATCCCTTTTTCATATTCATCAGTGCTTTGATTAAGGGCTACAGCCCTATCAATATGAGCATTTTTAGTTTTAGTTTCAGAAGCGGAACTCTTTTTAATTTTCTTTTCATAAGTATCAATCTTAGTCTGAGTAGCACTAACAACAGCAGCATTGAAGTTTTGACCTAACCTTTTATGCCCTTTCCAGATATTATCTAACCCTATTCTATAATCAAGCTTTAGGTTATCAGGAACCATTAAATCAGCGTAATCAGTTTCTATTAGGTCAACCACAAAGTCTTCATACTTTTCCCATAGGTATAATTGATTTTCAATATCCTTAATTGATTTAGTATCACTAGGCCATGACTGAACCCTTATCCGGCCTTTAGCATAGGTTTTAAGGGCTTTAATCTTCTTAGATACAATTGAAGGGGTTAGTATTGGCTTATTATTTAGATGGTTACTGATCACCCTGATAAAGCTCATACGGCTTTTTCTTTGGTTCCCTTCGCATAACCTACAAGCTTTATAATCATCAGGAGCAGCAAAGGCATTATTGATCATTTTGCCCTGAACCCTGTTAGGGCACTTATCACAATCACCTTGTTGATTATGATAGCAATCAAAAAAGGGAATCCTGCAATTAATATCCTTTTTATCAGTAGGGGAACCGGTTATAGAACTGATTAATCTAATCCAGAAATCCTCTTCCATCTCAAAATTAAAGAAAGCAACATTAAAACCCCTGAATAAGGCTTGTTTAGCTATCTCTGTAAGGGCGAACGATTTTCCACGTTTTTCGGGAGCATCAAACCGCATAAACTCTTTTCTTCTTAATGGTGGTATAATGGTTCCTGCAACCCCTTTAAACGTAAACAGTACACTATCGTTATTAGTTCCGAAAAAAGATGCTATTTGATCAGAGTCTTTATAAAGGTCCAACCCTGAACCGGTAGGGGTTTCTAATTGATTAAACCCTGCTATAGCTAATTCAGCCGCTTTAGTATCATTATTGTTTATACAGACTTGGATTTCATCCTTAAGGGCTAAAGTATTTCTCTTTTGGAAATACTCCTCAGCCTGATCTAATATGTGCTTAGTATTAAAATTAGAATCCCGGTCATACTCAGTGGATAACTTATCAAGGAATAGTTCTATTGCTTCACAGAGAGCTTCATCTAATTTTTCTGAATTCTTTTTATAAATAGCTTGGATGGTTTTGTTAGGGGCTTCTGTGTAAGTTTCGTAATAGTCCCAACACCATCTTGCTATTATCTTAGCATAAGGGATTTGAAATAGTTCATTTTTATATAGATATTCAAACCCCTGTAGAAAGTCAGTGCTTACTATCATAGCCGTGATAATAGACTTTTCCACATAGCTATCTAGCTTTTTAATTTTCATTTAGCTATGAAAGAAAGGTTTATTAATAGTTTCTTTAATGATACCGGCTGTACTGATCCAATGACGTTCTTCTGCTGCTGTATCATAATCCAGTTTAGTAACTAACCCGCCTAAAGCTAAATAATCATTAATAGCCTGTTCAATATATTCCCTATCAGGGTTGAATTTTGGGACTCTCTTTTTTGTTACTGGAGTGTAAGTAGGACCGCTTAATTGATATCGTTTACTTGTTGCCATTTTGTTTCCTTTAGTTTTAAGCCCCGGCAGGTTTAGTAACCATGAAACCTCCATTTCACTATCCTGTTAACCTGACCAGTTATAAGAATATGCCGGAGCCGTTTTGTTAATGCTTTCGTTTATCAAGTGTTGGGTATCTGCTTACATGATCACCGTGAATAGCTTCTTCTAGCCATTTAATAAACCTGTACCAGTTATTATTCTGGGGGCCTATTTTATATGGGCTGTCAATATTTGAATTCATTTCAGTCAGCCATGTAATATACCAATCTAGTAAATCATCAGCAGATTTAAGTTGAGCGTGAGTTAATTTCTTTTCTGCTATCCAATCATAATACTGTTCAATTCCGAACAATCCTTTTTTAAGAATTCCAAACTGATGATTATCGTTTTCAATATCTTTAGAAAATAAGCCTTCATCATAAACTCTAGTTAACCAATCTCTATCAACTAAAACAGTTTTATATTCTAATGGTTGAGCATAACAATACATGTATTTTAATAGATAGCTGATATGGGCTGTAGGATGATAAATTAAAGAATCAAAACTCATTTTAGTAATTGAATTCTTATTTTCAGGGAGGTTATTTAGTTTGAACATCTTGGCCATTTCATGCAATCCATCTAATAGATCCTCTTTGGTGTATTTTTCTGATAGTGCAGATTTAGATATTTTATTATCAGATAGGAATTTAGGATCAAAATCACCAACAGCTGAAAACTTGCCGTTTAATAGAAGGGTTGTTTTATAGTTTATTTTTTTATGTAGCTTAGATCCCTCTTTAGGATGTTTTTGATTCTTAGGTGTAGTATCTTTTAGTCTCCATTCTTCTAATAGAAAAAGATTTTTTAATATGGGTTCTTTTTTAGATTCATTTTTACTAGGAGAATGATCAGAAATTGAAGGAGGTTCTTGAACCTCTATATTATCTTTAGATAATAATAACTTCTTACTACTATATATATTATAACTATAGACTTTAAAACCTAAATCTAGGTTTCCTAAAAGTAGGTTATCGAGTTCTAGGTTAGTATAATCATCTGGTTTTTGCAGGGATATATAAAGCATTCTGATAATTCTTTTCTTTTCATCCCTGAGCTGCACTCTTATCAAATACCCGTACAAACAAAGCTCATCTAAAGCAGATCGAATAGAGGTTTCCCCGTTAGTTGAGAATTTTTTTAGGTTAGAGAACCAGATTTTCCAGCTTTCAGGCCTGGTCTGCATATAGTAATTAAGCCCTTTTGCTTGCAATGATATCCTATTATCAAGCATAGCAGTTAATTCTATTGTCTTGTGGTAATGATCGCCTTTTTTAATTATCAGTAAATCAGACATTATAAAACCCCCTTATTTTGAAAAGGTAACACCCATATTTTTCTATTAGGTTCTGATACTCTTTTTATAAATCCAAAGTCATCTAATAATTTTAAATTTCTTTCTACTGACCGTTCAGTTTGGGCTGATTTATAAGATAAGTAATCATTTGAAGGGTTGCAGGATTCTTTTGGGCACCTGACTAGAGTACCAAGGATTGCAAATAATCTAACAGCTTTTATATTTAATTTTGGGTGGTATAGAGCGTCATATCGTATAGCTAACATATTAAAACTCCCTATTTAAAATTGTAGAAATATAGTTTGAGTAATTAATTTTGAACCATAATCTAGGAGGGGGTGCCTTTGCGTTTAGTTTCAATGATACTTAAACACGTAAGTTTTTCTATGGCTTTTCTTTGGTAGTATTCAGATAATCCGGCCTCTTCTTTTATAGTGGATTGTTCTAAAAAGAAAAACGAATCACTGGCGGGGTTGGAAAGTAATTCAGCTAAGAAAATAGCTGTTCTAAGTCCCAATATTTTAATTGCTTTTTTGTTAATTTCTAAATTATCGTATCCAAAAAGTGTTTTAATTAATTCTTTGTGGTCGTCCATCTTGCGGCCTCCTTATAAGGGTTATGTGGGTAAGCCGTATGAAAGAAGTATAAGGCATCTTTCACTTAATCCGCTTGCCAGCGGTACAGCTTACAATATACTAGAATAAAGGTTTAAAATAGGTCTGTCTACTATTATTTTGATTTATTTTGACTGGCCTCTTGTCGCTGTTACCACGCTTGGCACCGAGGCCCGTGTTTATCCAAGTACACACCCAAAAAGCCCAACACCTAGTTAAAAGCATGTTGGGCTAGATGAAACTTATTATCAGATAATACTTATTTAAAGAAGCTGGATTTTAGAGATTATCAGTTGTCACTAAGTTATTACTGTCTCAAGGTGCTAAGTCATGAGCTATGCCAGCTAAAACCATTCTCTTTATTCTTTAAATGTGGTAAGAAGGTTATGCATAGATACCGTTGATTACCTCCTTTGATTAAGGTTTAAAGCTTTATGTTTTGGAACCGGATATCTTTAGTTATAATGGATTTCGCCAGAGTCAGTTTAAGACTTGCTCAGGTCAGTATTGCCGGGTGGACTGTTCATAAGTTTACCTTTCGTTTTCGGGTTATTGGTTTATGAAAGTGAAAGTAGGCCGGCACCGGGAGTCAGGCGTGAATCTAATCGGTGTTATCCATTTAATGCCTGTAGTACCTACTCTCTAAACGCCTCCGAGGATCGACCGGGTTTTAGTCCGGTAACGCCATTATCGGGCCGGTAACTACGAGGGCCAATGGCTAGGGTACGGAGGGCGTTAATTGTTTGCTTTATATTAAGGCTAATTTACTAAAATAACGCCTCAAAATCCTAAACTGTTTTGCTTTCCAAACGTGGCCGGGTTTATTGCTGGATGATTTCCCTTTGATTTTACCGCAAGGAATCAAGCCAAGCTTTTCAGCGTGTCTGGTAATCCGTTTGTTATTGGTATTAAGTTCTGATGCGATTTCTGAAGTATTGAGAAAAGAAGGATTAGACATTTTGTCCCCTGTTTGAATTAACTTATACTATTATTATAAACAAAAATGAAAGTAAACGTTCAAAATAAATTAAAAAAGTTTCCGGCGGGTCACTGGCTCACGGTTTCCCGGCACTCAGTGGTTCTGGTTCTCCCTTCACGGTTGTGCCGGGTTGCCCCGGCTTTGGTTAATCAGTTACTATTACATGAGCAACTAGGGCATTTTTTGCACTATCCCAACTATCCCAACTGATCCCGTTTGGATGGTCATAGTCTGAGATTAAATCGGAGTTATCAGACCAAACAGCTGGGTTTTCAATTATATTCAGTATTGATCCATCATCAGGGTTCAATGCAATGATTTTTCCTGTCTCGCTGTCGGTTCTGAGTAAAATCTCAACATCTCCTATTTCCTCAGCAATATCTAATCTCACGTTTTTGTATGGGTAGTGGTCGTTCATGTCTGAATTAACTGATTGTATGACATTCCCATTTTCATCATAAAGGAGACCGTTTTTCCAAATTCCGGAAACATCTCTGTATTCGCCGCCGGTTGAAACGCCGTTTTCGTCCTCAATTGATCCGTAGCACTTTGAAATCGTGATTTTGTCGCCGTCTTCAATAACTGAAATCTCAATCTCAACAATTTTTATTTCAGAGTGTCCTCTCAAATCTGCAAATGCCCTGAGTTCATCATAATTTTCTGATTTTGCCAGGTTCGTGTTTGGTACTGAATATGTTTTTATGATTTTCATCTTTTTTCCGGTTTGGGTTTTTGTCTGTCTCGACTTAATTATGTATTATGTTGCTATTTCCGTACCAAACAAAAAATAAAATAATAAATAACCAGCAAACCTTAGAGAGAGTAAGAAAATAAAATTTTAACCTTTTATTTCTATTATTTAAACAACTCCTTTTTTAAATCAATAATCGATTTTAATCGACTTTTGCCCCGCTACAGCCCCCGGAAACAGGTATGATCCTTTAAACCGTAAGACTAGATAAGCGGTTACGAATAATCGATTTTAATCGAATTTTATAGCCTTGTAACTCGCGTAAACAGGTATGATTCAATATTGATGGGGTTTAAAAGACTACATTTTTTCGATTATTTTAATCGATTTTATCTAATAAGTTTCATAACTCTGCCAGCCTGAATATCAGACAATTCAGCAGGGTCATCAGCATCTATTGTAATAAGCTCTACATCAACCCCTAGAGCAATTAATCTATTCCCTAATAGCTCAGCCTTAGATTCAGCTTCAGTATCATCAAAGGCGATGTAAGCCCTGTCTAACCTATTAGCCAAAAGTAAAATCTGTTCATTCGTTACTTCAGTCCCAAAGGTACTAACAGCACCATAACCTAATCGCCACACATCAAATACCCCCTCCACAATAACGGCTTTACGGTTCTTAACATGATCAATCCCGTAAACTATATGCTTGTGATGGATCACTTCTTTTTCTGTTGGGCAAGCTTTATATCTTAAATCAGATTTACCTGTAATATCCCGGCCTTGATAAGATACTAATTTACCATCTAAATAAATAGGAATAATGATTCTAAATTTATAAGGGCCTATTGGTCCGGTTCCCATTATTCCCCAATCAGACACTATTTTATAATGACTGAAATTCCGTTTAAAAAGGTATTGTTTATGCCTTTGCTGGATTATATGGCTATCTACAGGCCATGCACATTCAATGGCTTGAGCTATCTTTTTAACAGAAATAGAACCAGAACCAACCCAGCTATACTGTTTTAATAATTCCTTAGCTTCATACCATTTAACACCTAACAGCTGCATGATTGCGTTTTCAATTTGATGGCTCCCACATTTCCAGCAGTTACAATAATTACCTTTGATATTAAATCCAAGATGGAACCCTGAATCGGAACAAAAGCAGCAATTAGTTTGTATCCAACCTTGTTGCCAGTTCTTACCCCCGGTGGAAGTAGGGATATTATAATCCTGTAATAGTTTTTCAATGCTCATATTAGTCCCTTTTTGACCTCATTTAAAAATGAAGGGTAATCTGCCTCTATTTTACTTCCACATATTTCATGCAAAAATATAATCTTTAATTCTTGAATTTCGCACTTTAATTCAATTACCTGATCAAGAATCTGTTGTTGCAAGGTACTATTTTCTTTTTCTATATGGGATTGCAGTTTGGTGCTGTTTTTAATAAAATACCTCAACGCTTTGTAATAATTTTCATATGTTTTGCCGGTTCTATCACAGTAGTTTATGATATCATCTGTGATCAATTCTAAAATATCAACAGAATATTTTTTAGTTAAATCCTTTGGTATATTTTTGATAAATTCATTTTTATCAACTAAAGGATCACCAACTATTTTTTTGTCATAAGATCCTTTTTTATATTCCTCCATATACTTTTTAGTGGATGTGTCGCTGATGCCTATCATCTTGCTTATGTCTTTAAGCGGCATGTCTTTGTATTTTTCTTTTGTCTTAAACGCTTCAACAGCAAATTTCCGTTTTTCAGCGATTGTAAAATGTTTTCCCCCTTTGGTTGACCTCCTCTTATTGAGTATTTTAGAACAATCTTTGCAGAATGTTTGCAGCCCATCCTTTTTAGCGTTATTTTTTCCAAACGATGATTTCAATCTTGGTTCTTTACAGATAGTACATCTTTTTAATAAATCACTCATATCTATTCCCCTAATTAAAAGTTGATTTAATTTCATCAAAGCAAGAAACTATCATAGCCGTTTTCCAGCCCTTAGCTTTAAAATAAGCCCTGACATTAGATTTATATAAATGAACCTTTCCTTGACGGTTGCTGGTCATCGCTCTAACTAGCTCTATCATTTCAGCAGGAGTATTCGACACCACTTCCACCATTTCTTTCGCTTCAGTACTAAGGTTTTCAATCAAGAGTTTAAAGCCTGTTACTTGTTCAGGGTTATCAGGAGACATTTTTTCATGAACAGCAAGTGTTTCCTTATAAGAAGTGAAATTAATTTCTAATGATTCAGGCTGGTTAATATAATTCCTTAACCGCCCATT